ATTAACAGCATATCCTGATATGTACTTACACTGTTGTTTAATATACGCAGCAACCTATATTAGAGATGCAGAGTTAGTTGGTGGAATGGAATCATTGTATAATGCAGATAAAGAACGAGCCAATACATCAAATTGGAATCAAGATGCGGCTATGGCTACCAAACAGGGGTAAAAAATGGCACTAGAAAGCGGAAATTATATTAATGATTTGGTTATTACCAACCCAACATCATCAGACCCTAAGAGTCAAGGTGACGATCATTTAAGATTAGTTAAGACAATACTAAAAGAAACGCTCAACGGCTTTACTGGTGCTATCTTAGTTACTGCAACCGATACAGGTACAGCAACAGGACATGTTTTAGCGCCTAGCACTGCTCTAGTTGGCTACACGCCTATGTTATGTTTGCTATATATGGCAAATATTACTAATACTGGTGCATTAACCGTTAATGTTTCTGGTTTAGGTGTTAGATCAATCAAAACAATGGCTGGTGCTGATCCAACTGCTGGTGACATCGTTGCTGGTTATCCAATGCTATTAATGTATGACGGAACTAATTTTGTTACTTTAGGTGGTTCTGAGTTCTTAAGCAAAACAGGTACGCAAAAGTTAACAGGTAACTTTACTGTTGATGGTAATGAGTTAATTACTGGAACCTTAGGCGTTACAGGCAATACAACTCTTACCGGAACATTAGGTGTTACAGGTCTAACAACACTTAATGCAGCGGTAGGATTAACACGCACGGCTGGTGACAATACGGTTAATCTTGCAACAACAGCTTTTGCAATGAATATGTTATCGCCAACATTTTCTGGTGTACCAATTTCTACAACTGCATCCCCTGGAACAAATACAACACAAGTAGCAACTTGCGCTTTTGTTGCGGCTCAGGCGTTTAACTCTGCACTACCAGCACAAGCAGGAAACGCAGGAAAGTATGTTACAACTGATGGCACAAATGCAAGTTGGGTATCAATCGTTTTTCCACCTATTCCAGATTATTTATTATTAGCACAAGGAATTATTTAATATGTCAACTACAGCACAATATTCAGCAACTCCTGTCTTTGGAGCGGCATTACTAACAACCGCAGATACTTCATTGACTGCGCCTACAACAGTTGGAACAGTTATAACTGCCGGAGCATCTGGCACTCGTATTGATTTTATTGAGGTCATGGGTGTAGCAACTACAGTTGCAGGCATTGTTAATCTATTTATTTACAATGGTACGACCTATCATTTGTGGCAACAAATACCAATTATTGCTGTAACAACAAGTACAACTGCAATATCATTTAGTTCAGTAATAGCAACAAATAATGCGCCAAATGTTATGCCAATGATTATTCCAACTGGCTATTCATTAAGAGCAACAACAACCATTGCGCAAACTGGCGTAAAAGTAATTGCTTATGGAGGTGATTTCTAATGAATAAAGGAACATATGGTTATCCATTACCGCCTAATGGCTTTGTTAGGGTTGCTCCTCCTGAATGGAGGCAATATAAATTAATTACTGCAACTACATCAGTTGAAACTGTGCCACAGAATGTCTATCAAATGGGTGTGGCGGTGTTTGGTGGCGGGGGTGGGAAAGATATTGCGGGTGGTGGTGGCGGTGGGTTTGTTTTTGGCATTGTTGATGTAATTCCCGGTCAATTATTACCCACAATTACGATTGGGGCAAGCGCTGGAAGCTCATCATTTGGGACAATATTAACAGCTACAGGAGGAACAAACGCAACTGGGTTTACTAGCGGCACTGGTGGAACTGGATCAGGGTCATCTTTATTAAGAGGATTTATGACAGCTACAGGAGGCACTGGTGGAACTGGGCCGATTGGTGGCGGTGGTGGTGGCGGTGCTGGTTCTTTTTATGGAAATGGGGGTAATGGTGGGACTGTAAGCGCTGGAACCACTCAAGGTGGTGGCGGTGGTGGCTTAGGCGGTGGCAACGGTGGATCAACAACCGTTAACACTTCATTTGGCGGTGGTGGTGGCGTAGGGTTTAATGGAGGAAGCGGAGGTTTATCCAACTATGGCGCTGGCGGTGGCGGCACAGCAACAGCAGGCGGGATTGCTTCATCCACTTATGCTGTAGGAGGAAACGGTCTTTCTGGACAGGCAGGTTTTGGCGGAACAACAAATGCCACAGCTGGAACGTCTACTAATCAACAATCGCCATTTTTACAATTAATACATAAAACCTTAGGTGGCGGTGGTGGTGGCGGAAGCGGTCTTACAGCTGGAATGGGCGCTGTTGGTGGTGGTGGTGGTGGTTCTCCAAGTAATGCAGGAAGCGGAGGGTTTGGAGGCGGTGGCGGAGGGGCTGACAATTCCGCCAGGTCAGGAAGCGGGGGGTTTGGAGGCGGCAACGGTGGTGGTGGCGGTTTATCATTCCCAGGCATTGGTGGTGGACAGGGTTCTCTAAACAGTAATGCTCCCGCTGGTGGTGCTGGCGCAGTAGTGCTTTATTGGACAGAAGGTTATTAAGATGACTAATTACGCAAGAAATGTTAATGATGTTGCAGTTGATGTAACAACAACAGACCCAACCACTATTTATTACCCAACAGTTGCTGCTGAGTTTATTGTTGTACCGGCAGATGTTCAAGATGGATGGTTATATGATGGCGCAACATGGAGCGCACCACCTGTGCCTCCTGCTCCTATTCCTGTGCCTCCTGTGCCTCCAATAGTATCAGCAGTACAGTTTATGATGTTGTTTTATCCACAAGAACAGGCGTATATTCAAAACTCAACTGATGCCATAGTAAAAGTGTTTTGGACAAGATTTAGTGACCAAAGGGTAACAGAGGTTAATCTTGCGCTTGATTCTATGAGCCAGACTCTGGATTATTTATCAACAACAGATGTTTTACCAGCTTTGACACCTCCTGCTCCTTATTTAGTGGCTGGACGTAAAGAGGCAATACTGACAGGTCAGGCTATATAAATGCCTTTAGTTAAGGTAAAAGGAACTGGACAGATAGGTCTTAATCGTGACCTATCACAGTCTGAAATGCCGATTAATGCATGGAGTGATGCAAAGAACATTAGGTTTTTAGATGGCTATGCCTTGCAATATTTAGGGCATGGCGAGGTCTATAACACTCCTTCTTATGCACCACTCCATGTACTGCCTTGTAATGTTCAAGGTAGTCGTTATTGGATTTATTTATCTAACTACAAACAATTTTCTGTTACCAATACACCAACAGGCTCACAGCACACAGATATTACCCATGCATCATGGAATGGATTTTATCTTGACCTTATTACCGAGTCTGGGCTTACACTTACTGCCGAAAGCGGTGAAACATTAATTAACGGTGGCGTTGGTAATCCAATGAACTGGACATCTGCATTGTTGTCAGGTGTTCCCGTTATTAATGCAGCAGATAGTAATTTTCCACCAATGGCGTGGAATCTTAGCAATACATCAAAGTTTGTAAACCTTCCTAATTGGCCTGTCAATATGTATTGCAAGTCAATCAGGGCTTATAAGAACTTCTTGATTGCTTTGAATGTCACCAAAGCAAATGCTACTTATCCTTTTATGGTGAAGTGGTCACAACCAGCAGACCCTGGTGGATTACCGTCAACATGGGATGAAACAGACCCAACTAACCTATCAGGTGAGTTTGACCTTGCTGAGGGTTATGATATTGTTATTGATGGCATGCAGTTGCGTGACTCGTTTATTGTGTATAAAGAAAACAGCACATGGCGACTAGATTATATTGGTGGTAATTTTATATTCAAATCATCAAAGGTCTTCAATAAATCAGGAATCATGAACCGCAATTGTGTTACTGATATTGATGGGTTTCATGTTGTATTAACCAATAATGATGTAATTATTCACGATGGAAGCACTGCACAATCTATACTTGATAAGGCAACAAGGCGCTGGTTATTTCAAAATATTGATGTTGATAATGTCATCAAGTGTTTTGTATTTACCAACCCATTTTTTAATGAAGTATATATATGCTTTCCGTCAATCGGTGCAACTTCATGCGATACAGCACTTGTATATAACTACAAGGACAAGACTGTATCAACTCGCCAGATGCCTAATATTAATCATGCTGGGTATGGCCCAGTCGATAATGGATTAGCTGGTAACTGGGCGCAAGATTCTCAACCATGGGCTTCTGATTTAACCCTGTGGAATGGGCCAGACTTTGTTCCTAGTAATGCAAGGGTTATTGCAGGTAGTGCTGATGTTAAGCTTTATATGCTTGATGCTTCTGCATCGTTTGATGGTGTATTACCACAGGCATACCTAGAACGCAGAGGATTGTCTTTTGAGATGCCAGAAAGCATTAAGTTGATAAAAGGTATTAGACCAAGAATAACAGGCAACATAGGCGACACAGTGCTTATACAAGTAGGTTCTCAAGATGATCCGTGGGGCAATCCAACTTATTCTGATCCTATGACACATACAATAGGTAGTACAATTGCTAATGATTGTTTGGTATCTGGTCGATACATTTCCATTAAATTCTTAACTGGTACTGCATACCAATGGCGTTTAGATTCTTTTGATATTGAAGTAGATCAAACAGGGGGTTGGTGATGGCTGGATTGTTGGAGGCATTAAATAACCTTAGTAATAAAGACTATAAGTTTCTTGATAAGTTAAATATAAAGCAAATAAACATGCCTTATATTGGCAAAGGCTATGCAGAAACATGGCCTATTGATGAAACAGGTAGTCCAGATTATATGATGCGTCCTAATGAGCTTCCAATAAACCAACATGGAATTAGTGTTTTTCAGCCTGATAAGTGGACATCAAATGATACTGCTGGTGAAGGGTTGCATATTGATCCAATGGCAAAGCAATATAGAAAAAGACTATTAGAAACATTATCACCAGAACAATTAAATCAAGCAAAGGCTGAGTTTAATGATTATTCCTTTGGTGGAAATTTACCAGAAACTAAAAGAGTTGAAAATCTAACAGATGCTTTAATGAGAGGATATACTGTAGGACAAGCTCCAGAATCATTTAACAAAAGTTTTTATAACGATGAACAAAAAGGACTTTTAGATCAGTTAAAACGTTATATGAAAACTGGTGTTAATGAAGGTGGTACTGTTCAAGACTATTTAAGAAACATTGGAGAAATAAGATAATGCCAACAAAATCAAAGAAACAACAAAAGCTTATGCTTGCAGTTGCACATAACAAAAAGTTTGCAAAGAAGGTTAATATACCTATGTCGGTTGCTGATGAATTTATAGCAGAAGATAAGAAACTTGGCCTATTAAAATCTCTTAAATAATGGCAACCTTAATAAATGGCATAACCTCATTAGAATATGCACCAGCTCCTGTTCCTAATGAGGTTAATGATTTAAAACGCTACCTTGAGCATGAATTTATACAGCTTCAGGCAGCGTTGCAGATTCTATATGATAACTCTAAGAGTTCTGCATTAACCTATTATGGTTCATTTTACGATACCACCATACAATCAATAACAAGTGTTACTGATACTTATGTTATTAATATAGGGTCAACAGATGCATCAAATGGTGTTTCTATTGTTGATGGCTCTAAGATGACATTTGCTAACGCTGGTATATATAACATCCAGTTTAGTGTGCAACTTACAAATAATACAGCACAAATAAAGAAGGCAGATATCTGGCTTAAGAAGAATGGTGTTAATATACCAACATCAAACAGCAAGTATTCTATCAATGAAACACACGGTGGAGGACATGGAGGAGCAATTGCAGCAATAAACTTTATTGCAACATTAGCGGCTGGCGACTATATACAATTAGCATGGCACGCTGATAGCACTGGCGTGGCAATAGAAACATTCCCAGCAGAATCACCAGCTCCAACAATACCTGTAACACCTGGTGTTATACTTACAGCAATTTTAATATAAAGGATATACAATGCCTTCAGTATCAATAAGCAATCTACCAGTGGTAATAACAGTTGTTCCAGCATCTGACTTGTTGCCATTAGTTTCTGGTGGTATTACTACAAAAGTAACGCCTAACCAATTATTTAATAGTGTAAGTGTAGACTCAACAATCAAGGTTTTTAATGGGTTTGGCCGTGGCGCACCAGTTACAAAGACAACTGCATTTACGGTTGGTACAACTGAAAACTTTATTATTGTTAATGGCACTGCATCGGTAACGGTAACATTACCATCAGCATCAACCTATACAGGTCGTGAAATAAGCATAAAAACAATAGCTGCTTTTACTGTTGTTTCTGCGTCTTCTAATGTTGTTCCAATAACTTCTGCTACTGCTAGCACAGCTATCCTTGCAGCTACAGCAGGTAAATGTGCAACATTAGTTAGTGACGGAACTAACTGGGTTATAATGTGCGCTAATTGATATGGCAATTATAAAAAACAATTTATCGGTTCATGAGGTAACAGATGATTATGAACTGCACCATATATGGCCTTCTATAAGGCATGGCATAAATACTATTAATATTAAGTGCAATACCTCAAGAACTCTCCCAGAAGATATTTATCATGGGATTAAAAATAAAAATTTAAAACTTCTTGTTGGTACTATTGATAATAAATATGAAGGATTTTTTGTTATTAAATATGAATCTTATCCAGATGGTATGAACGTGCATACTTATATGGCGCATAATAATGGAAATGATAAAGACTTTTTAGTTAACTTTTCAGATATTTTATATGATATTGCAAAAGAAATTGGTGCTGTACGATTAACATATACAAGCAACAGAAAAGGGTGGCTAAAAACATGCAAAAAAATGAAATGCAAGCCAACAGTGCAAATTTATGAACGAGAGGTAGTGCAATGAATCCTATAAGAAAAATATTTGAAAGAATAATAAATCCAGTTACACTTTATGAAGATAGTTCTAGCGGTGGTGGCGCTCCACAAACAAATATTACAAATACAAATTCTACCCCCTGGAAACCAACTATAAAATATTGGAATAATGAGCAAAGCAAATACGATCCTGTTACAGGCCAATATATACTAAATAAAAAACCAAAAGCGCCAATGGGTGTTCTGCAACAGACAGCAAACTTTGCTGATACCTATGGCACACTTAGTCCAGAAGAACAGCAACTGATGACAGGCTACCAAGATACTTTAGGTGGTCGTGGTATTGGTATAGGCAATATGCAGGGTTTAGGCACAAACCTGCAAAATGATTTAACTGGTGGTAGATATAATACTAATTTTGGTTATGTTTCTGACCCAAATGTAAGCTTAGGAACAGCCGCAAATGCTGATGTAAGTTTGGGAACTGCGGCACTTTCTGAGGCTACTCGTAGTGACCTAATAAATGCAAGATTAGCTCAAGGAGAGCTTGACCCAACAGCGGCATTATCTCAAATATTGCGTGGCGATCCAAGCACTAATCCTTATCTAGCGCAAATGAATCAGGCAAGCATTAACCAGTCTATGCAAGGCTACAACGATATGCTTCAAAAGGCTAATCAGACTCTATTACCACAGATTAAACAAGATGCTTTTGCATCAGGCCAGTATGGTGGATCAAGGCAGGGTGTTGCTGAAGGTATAATTGGGCAACAACTAGGTATCAATGCTAGAGATTTAGGTCAAAAGGCAATGGACACTGGTGCATCATTATATGGCGGAGCATTTGAAAATGCACAACAAAGGATGGCTGCTGCTGCTGGTGATATTAATACACAAGCTGGACAGAATGAACAATATAATGCCACAAACTTGCAACAAAATAATCAGTATAACGCAACAAACTTGCAAAATATGGCATTAGCAAATATGGGTGCGCAAAATGAAGGCAATCAATTTAATGCTTTAAACTTGCAAAATATGAACTTAGCTAACATGGGTGCATTAAACGAGGGCGCTCAATTTGATGCTGATTTAGCTCTTAAGAACAGAGCGCAGGGAATGGAGCAGATGCAAAACAACCTTAACAATGTATTACAGGCATATAATGTTGGCAAGGCTACCTATGCTGATGTTACTGCGGCACAAGATGCATTGTATGGAACTCAGACTGATGTTGAGAAAACACAGCTCCAAAGAACTCTAGATATGTTAAATATACAATCTGGTATCTATGGAACTGCATCAGGATTAGGTGGGCAATCAGTATCAATGGGAACTTCATCAGCACCAAGTGGTGGCGGTAGCAGCACTGTTGGTAATATATTAGGCGGTTTATCAGGTGCAACTGGGTTGCTTAGTATGGCAGGTGGTGGTGGTTTAGGGGGAGTAGGTGGCATTGTCGGAAGCCTCTTGTAATGAGCAACCTAAAACTACAAGGCAATATGCCAGAGATAATTGAAATTGAAAAATTTATATTATCTTGTCAGCAAGTTGAGATGCCTGTTAGCCATTACCATATTGATGGTGTTTATGTTCGGTCATTATTTATTCCTGCTGATACAGTATTGACAGGCAAGATACATAACTTTGAAAGCATAGCAATCTTAGCTCAAGGAACAATAAAGGTTGCTAATGGTGATGATGCTTATGAGATAACAGCACCAGCAATAATGGTTGATAAGCCTGGCATTAAACGCATAGGTTATGCGGTTACTGACGTTACATTTATAACTGTTCATAAGACAGATAAAAAAGAAGTTCCTGATATTGAAGAAGAATTAGTATCAGCAACATTTGAAGAATATGAAACTAAAAAACTTGAGGTAATGGCATGACATTTATAATTGGCGGTACAACAGGCGCTATCTTAGGAAGTGCAGTGCTTGGCGCAGGATTAGGCGCTGTAACTAATAAAGACGCTGGAAAAGGCGCTCTTATGGGTGGAATTATGGGTGGTTTAGGTGGAGCAGTTGGCCCAGCACTTGGTGCTTTAGGAGGTGCAGGAGCTGGTGGTGGAGCGGCTTCATTAGGTGGAACTGGAGGTTCTGCAATTGCTAATATGGGTAGTGTTGCACAACCAGGAGCCGCTGCATTAAATTCGGCATTAGCTCCATCAATAGGAAGCGCAGGAAGTTTATCAACACCAATGATGGGGTCTGCTGGAATGGGTGCAATGAACTCTGCTCTCGGTGGAAGTGTTGGTTCTGCTGGCTCATTAGCAACACCAGCATTAGGAAGCATGGGTGCTTATCAATCAGCAAACCCTGGTCTTCTATCATCATTAATGAGCAAGCTTCCATCTTCTGATTCTTTAGATAAGGCATCTCAGATGATGAAGTTAGGAAGTCAGCTATCTGGTGGAGATCAACAGCAACAACAACCACAGCAAATGATGCAACCTGCTCCTATGATGCCAACTAGAGGATCAGGTCAGTTCACGCCAGTGCAGTTATCATCTATGCGTATGCGTCAACCACAAGGCGCTCCGCCACTACAGAGAATGGGTTAATAAAATGGGATTACTAGACACTTTATCTAATATTGAATTTAAACCAACACCCATGAGCATGGGATTGATAAACGCTGGTGCAAATATGTTACAAGCGTCTAATAATCAACCAAGACCGGTTTCTTTAGGTAGCGTCTTAGGTCAAGGTTTGCAAGGTTTTACTGCTGGCGTTGGTCAAGGTGTTGGTTATAATCAAAGCCAGTTAGAAAACCAACAGACCAACCTTTTGCGACAGGTTCAGATGCAGGAGGTAGAGCTTAAAAAAAGAAAGCTAGAGCAAGACCTTATTGCACAAGAATCATTAAAGACTATTGACTGGTCAATGCCGCCAAGAGAACTTGCAGCAAAACTAGGTCAACTAGGATTAACTGAAAAAGCATTTGACTTAATTAAGCAAGCAACTAAGGGGGGCGATGCTCCTGCTAATTGGATGTATGGACCTGATGGTGTGTTGACTCCTATACCTGTTAGTATTCCTGGCAGTCCAGAAATAACTAATATGTATGAAGCTAATATTGCAAAAAATCAGTATCTAACACCTTTGCAACAAAGCGTAGAAAGTAGGGCTATTGGTGCAGAAAGTAGGGCAATTGAGGCGGCTGAAAGGGCTAGAGTAAAAGAAGAGGCTGACAGGGCTGATAAACTTATAAAAGATGAGGCGGCAAAATATAAACCGATACCAGAAAAACAATTTGAAGCGCAGGTTGCTAATAATGCGTTAATTAACAAGATAGATAACGCAATTGCTGAGATAGATAAAAGACCTGACGCATTTGGGTTTAAGAATTATATGCCAGATGCGGTTATGCAACGATACGATCCAGAAGGAGTAGCGGCAAGGGGTGCGGCTGCTGAAATTTCTTCCCAAAAACGCCATGACTTATCAGGAGCGGCAGTATCAATACAAGAAGATGAAAAGTTAAAACCATTTTTACCATCGTCAACAGATGATGCGCCAATTGCAAGACAAAAACTTGAAGCATTAAAGAAACAGGTTCTTGATATAAATAATGAGCGGAGAAAAACCTATATAAAAGATTATGGTTATAAGGGCAACCTGCCAGACTCACCAGATGCTGAGTTAGAAGCATTACGCAAAAAACATGGTGGTGGTTAATGGATAATATTGAAGAACTAAGAGCAGATGCCGAACGTGCATATAAGCTTGGTGATAAAGAATTAGCATTAAGTATCTATAAGAAGATAGATGCACAAGCGCCATCATTAACCCAAACATTCTCAACACCAGATCAATTGACTGGCGAGATAGATAAGTTGCGTAAGGGTGGCGACATCCAGAACGCTGATGCACTGCAAGCAGAACTTGAGCGTCAAACTGCAAAGGGTTCATTTAGCGGTACAAAAGATAAGCTTATCCAAGCTAGTCAACCTGCCCAACAAAATACAGATAGTCCATTGCTTAACTTTGCAAGAGGCATTGAAGCAACTGGTAATAAAGCAATGCTTGGCCTAAATGAATTATTGCCTTTTGCTGGAGATTCAAACTGGTTAAATAAACAGAGAGAACAGGTAGCAGCAGAACAAGAATGGATGAAGAACGCTCCAACAAGTGCTGGTGTTGGTGAGTTTACTGGTAACGTAATTAAGGCGCTTCCAGCTTTGGCTATTGCACCAGCAGCAAGTGCAACTGTTGGTGGTGCTGCATTATTAGGAGGATTGCAAAATTACTTAACAACACCAGGAAATGCTAATCAACGTTCAATAGCAGGTCTTGAAGGTTCTGTTGGTGAGGCAGGTGGTGTGTTAATTGGTAAGGTATTAAAACCATTAGCTGCACCAATAGCAAGATTGCTAAAACCTGCATCAGAAGAAGTTGTGCAAAGAACTGCTAATGAGATGACAGATGATGCAGTATTAAGAACAATGCAGGATAGTGGGGTTGATGTTACTGGCATGTCACCAGAAACAATCTCTAGCCTAAAACAAACAATAATGAATGTAATTAAAACTGGTGTAAAACCAGATACTGCTGCATTGGTTAGGAAAGCAGAGTTTGAAACACTTGGGATAAAACCAACACTAGGCCAGATTACAAGAGACCCTGCTCAATTTTCACAAGAAAAGAACCTGCGTGGTCTTATACCATCATTGACTAATCGTTTTGTTGAACAAGGTCAGCAGATGCGTGGTTTGTTGGACACATTATCTTCTGGCTCTCAAGAAGCTTATGCGGCAGGTAAATCAATCATATCTCCACTAGAGCAGTATCAGGCTGAACAAAAATCTGTTATTGATAACCTATATAAGGCGGCAAGAAATTCTGAGGGTCGTTATGCTCAGGTTAATACGCAACAATTTAGCAAAATGGCTAATGATAAGTTAGACCAAGAGATGCTGGGTGGCCAGTTGCCTAGTGACATTAGGAATATGTTAAATGACATATCATCTGGAAAGATTCCACTAAATGTTAATAACCTAGTACAAGCAGATACGGTATTTAGCAATGCACAAAGAACCGCAAATGTGTCAGGTAACAAGAATGCTGCACTAGCAATTAGTTATGTGCGTGATGCCTTAAACAATGCAGATATTGTTGAAGGTTCTGGAAAAGATACCAAAGCATTATTTGATACTGCAAGGAAGGCAGCGGCAGATCATTTTGCAACGTTAAGAAGAATACCAGCACTAGATGATGTTGTTAATAATAACGCTGTCAATGATACTTTTGTTAAGAAGCATATATTATTAAATCCAGATACAGATCAAGTAAAAGGGTTAACAGCGTTCTTACAAGATAAATCACCAGACGCATTTCAACAAGCAAAGGCACAGGTAGGTCAGTATTTAGAAGACGCAGCACTTGGTGTTAATCCTGCTGGAGATGCTGAGTTTAGACCAGATGCGTTTAAGAAATCATTAGATAAGTTTGGAATAGAAAAGTTATCAGCTTTTTATGATGCTGATGAGATAGAAAAGTTATATAGCATGGCAAAGATTGGTGCTTATATTAATAAACCACCAGCGGCAAGCACGGTTAATGTTTCTAATACTGGTGCTATGTTAATGCAAAACGCACCAGGCATTGGTAAGATGCTTGGGTCAATACCAGGCGCTTCAATGGCAAAAGGCGCACTAGATATTGGATCAAATTATAGGGCTGGCGCTAATGCTTTAAAGGCAGAAGTTCCAACTTCTAAGATGATGTTTCCAGATCAATATTCATTATCTAATAAGATTAAAGAAGCGTTGCCTGTTATGGGTGGATTACTTGGCATGGGATTATCACGATGAAAATAGAATGGTCAGAAGCTTCAACTAAACGTGGTTTAATATGGGTCATAACAGCCATTGTAGGCGCAGTATTTTTGTTTATAGGAAAGCCTATTGATGAACTATTATTGTTGGCTACAGGGGTTGCAGGTGGTCTTGGCGTAATGTTAAAGGACTAATATGCCTTATATTTTTGTTGCCATTATTGTTACAAGCTTTGCTTCTGGATACGGTTTTGCTTATAAAGTATCCAAAGCAGAGATTAGAGAAATGTCAGAGAGTATATCTGATATGAACCGAGAAGCAGAATTACAACTAGCTACTCTTACTGAAGAAGCGGATAAGGCGCATACAGAGGCCTTGAAGCTTAATAAAGAACTTGAGGATGCCAATGTATCAGCAATCAACGCAATTAATAGCCAGCACGATTCTTTTAAGTCTGTGCGCATGTACGACAACAGCAGGAAAGGTAGTCGTTGCACCACAACCAAAACTGGTGATACCAACACCACTACTGGAGCCGATGAAGATAGACACCAACTTTCAGACGAACTTGCAAACTTTCTCAAGTCTGAAGCCTATAGAGCAGATCAGATAGCGCAATATGCTATGATATGTCAAAAATTTATCTATACTTTAAAGGATTGAATAGTGACAGATGATATTAATATAAGACTTGTAAAAGTGGAACAAAGATTAGATGGCTTATGCAGGGAACTCACGGAAGATAAAGCAGAAAGCAAGCATCAGTATGAGCGTATTTGCGAATCTCTGGATATTTTAAAAACACAATCTGCAAATAACAAAGGTTTCTTTGGTGGCGTAGTGTTTGCTGTTGGGGCTATATTTGCTTTTCTAGCTTATATTATGGGTGTTAAATAATGTCTGCACTAGAGATATTGCTTAAGCTTATTAGAGATAGTGAAGGATGTAAATTAACCGCATACCAATGCCCAGCAGGGGTGTGGACTGTTGGTTATGGTTATACTGGTATGGATATAAAAAAAGGTGTCTGCTGGACACAAGAGAAAGCAGATGAATGTTTGCTGGTAACAGCTATGGGTGTTCTTAACCAAGCAATAAAAGCTTCACCTATACTAGAAACCGCTAACATGGAAAAACAAGCTGCAATTGCTGATTTTATTTATAATCTAGGTATTGGTAATTATTCTAAATCAACACTAAAAAAACAGGTTAATGCTGGTAATTGGATGGCGGCCTCATCCGAAATTAAGAAATGGAACAAGGCCGCTGGTAAAGAATTAAAAGGTTTAACTATTCGTAGGCAGAAGGAAGCGGCTCTGTTGATGGTGTAATATACGGATTATTTACACTTTCCGTGCTGTATGGTGAACCATACTTGCTATAAGGGTTCTTTATACTTGTTGGTGAGTATGGAGAACCATACTTTCCATAAGGATTGCTAATAGAGTTAGCATCGTATGGATTGGCGTTCATCTCTCCAAGATATGTTCCATCTCTTGCGTACAGACCAACAGCTTCTGCTGGTGCAATGTTAAACATGATTGATATAACTAACGCTACAGTTAAATATAAATTAATCATTCTTGATTTATAAAGTTTTGTTTCTAGTTCTTCGCAGTTGTAAAAGATCATTTTATTCTCCAAGTTAGTTTTTGTAATAATTGTTATCTCGAAAATCTATAAATAAATCACAATCTAAATTTTTTAATTCTTTTTTAAAATCCCCATGCCACATGTAGTCTTTAGTATCTACCTCAATGCTAAGATAACGTGAACAGTTTTCTTTTTTATCACAGTTGCTTCCAAGACAACGTGCGTTTTCATCAGATAGTGGGCGTGTCATTTTACTCATTTCCCACCTCCAATGCCGTATAAAATCTTAGCAAAAATAATACCTTCTTCAAAAGCTACTTGTTCAGCTCTGGTGCTATACGCTTTTGATATCCTTTGTCTTTCTTCATCACTCAACGGCTCACGTTTTGGTGGTACTAGGTAGAGCGGACGAAGATTTCTCATGCAATACTCTTCTTCTACAATCGGTGGATATTTTCCGTTTTTTACAGATGTCCATTCTTTGCCACCAATTTCTTCCCACTCATACATCCAAGCCACAGGCTCTTGCTCAGGTTGGGCGAGGAGTTCTTTTGTATCATTCATTAGCTTCATATACTCTTCAGGCAGTAAATCACCGTTATGCCATCTTCCGAGTAACTCTCTTTCTTTACTCATTCCCCACCTCAACATTAATATAATCCCCAACCCTCGGAGGGGTTTCACCAGTTGCTTTAAGCCAATAATCAAGAATATTTATTGCTTCTAACCATCCTGTTGGAGGGCTTTTTAATTCTTGTTTAACAGTGGACAGCGTACTTATTGATGTGCCTGTCTTTCTTGCTATGTCTGCCAGACTAAAACCTCTCACATGCAACACTTGTAACATCAATGCAAAATCAATATCTCTATCCATTGTTAATCCTCCCATCCATTTCTTTGCGTCTTAACTCATTACAAAACAATTCCATCTTCTTACTTCTACGCATAAACTCAACTATTTGTGCCGCCATGCCAGTAATCTTAATGGGTTTGCCTTTGCCAATAAAAGCTGAGGCCTCACGAATATAAGGAAGCCACTCCATGATTTCAGCACGGTTATAAAGAACCGTACCATCAAAGTGCATACCAGTATGCTTAGGAGCGCAATATTTTTTATCTTTAAATATTTTTTCAAGGGTTAATATTTTAACGCCAACCAACTTGGCAATCTCTTTTTTAGTAATATTTAACTGTTCATCAATAACTGGCATATCAGGCATCTTTAACCTCAATGTTTTAGCTCTAGCACGAGCATTAATTGATAACTTGTTTTGTTGCCTGTAGCGTTGGTTATGCTCCTGCCTTTTTATAATTCGCTCCTGCTCCGTCATCATAAACAAATTCCTTCTATCACTAACAAAATAAACGCAACTGTCATTGCAATTAATAATATCTTTTGGTGTTTTGTAAACGGGATTAATGGTGGGTTCTTGTAATCTTTCATAATCTTATTTCCTAAAAAAAAATGCCAGCTTTTTACGGCTGGCGAGTGGGCTTCCCTTCAATAAGTTATTAGTTGTAATGCTCTCCAGTTCATGGCGTTTTGAACCAATACATTAATATCTGTGTACTTGGTGGATAATGTGGCGTTTTCTAGCAACTGAAAGAAACTTGATCCATCTGTTTCTATTATGTCAGCATTAATCAATGCTTGCAGATAATCTACAAATGCTTGGGCTACTAGCGATCCACCAATTTGCTGATCGGTTAGCATATCATCAATTACGCTATCAAACTCCATACTAGCCTCTTCACGGTCATCATAAGCAAACATTAGAAGTCACCTCTTGGAGCTACAAATGATGGTACGTTGGTGGGTAACTCCAACACTTGGTAGATACGCTCACCTTTTGGGCTTGAATCAATGATAAACATGCCAGAGCCTGTTTTGTGTATTTGTACTGCATGGCTTTCTTTGGTGTAAGTTGCGCCAATAAATCCACCTAATGTAAAAGCAGATAGGATTAGTATAATTGCTGTTTTATTGTTCATGGTTTTTACCTTTTATAGTTGTAGTTAATGCCACATCCTTGTGGCGGTGGTTGTTATTTAATTTTTACAAGAACCCGATTATGTAGGCATTGAATATCCCCACCTGCCACTATCACCTGTATTTCAATTCTTTTTTGTCCAGCATCGGTTTGAAAAAACCATGTTCCTTCAAATCCGCCTTGCTTATACTGTTCAACTCCATCAATAATCTCTTTAACTCCTGCATCAGTGAGTTTTTTAGCGATTTTCGCGTTTCGTTCAGAAGTCTTTTTTTCATGGTTTTTAGTTAAGACCTCAAATAAGCCATTATTTCCATAACATCTTAAAAGCTCATACCAACCTTTGCCGCCACACAAACTAAACATCTTTTGATAATCCCAACCGCCAAAAGGTTTGGTATCTTGGTAAGCTCGAACCGCTTTTCTTCTAGCAGGTATGCTATCAATGATGCTTTTTATTTCTGCATCATCAAACTCTTTCAAGACCGATTCGATTTTTTTTATAAATGTTGTCATCTTATTCCCCTTTCTTTTTCTTGTTAAGTTGGGTAAATAATAATATTTATTTTACAACATGTAAAGATTTTTTATCATTCCACAAATTAAATGCTTTATAAGCTCCAACATAACCAAGAGCAACACAGACAAAAGCGCCCTGTTTCTGTGCCTCCAAGAGGTATTCTTGTTGTCCATCTTGCCATTTTGACTTGGTGTGGTCTTGCCGTTTTAATTCACAGACGAACGCAGGGCTTGCCGGAATAATAATATCTGGCGCACCTTTTGTCATTCCCTCGCTCTTTTGCCTGGTGGCCTGGTAGAATGTACGCAGACCCTCATTCCTAATGTGCGTAGCAATCAAACCATAGGTTGCAGGGTGTTCCCTGCGTAGTTTTGCAAAAAATGTTACTGCTTCAGCAGATTCTGAAGGACATTCCCCTCTAAAGTCTGTATCACCAAACACTTGTATATCACTGTGGAACTTCATCGGCTGTCCTGTTGTAGTCGTATATCCTAAAGAAATCACCTTTTTTTCTGTAAGTGATAGTGCTTGGTGTTGTAAAGCCATTGTCGGTAAACTTCATAAACGCATCATAACTGCTCTGCATTTTCATGGTAAACCAAACAGGGAATGATCTATACTCAGTTATAAAATCAACTCGTAGGCACTCGTTTCCTGCCTTGCTCAATGTTGGTATTGCTCGCATTGAAACAACCTTGTCTGTTTGAATCTGCGTTGGATCTTTCTTTTTCATTTGGAAGTCAGCTATTAACTTGCTGTTTGGGTCTATCAATTCCCCTTTGCACTCACAACAATACCGAGCTGCAATATCATTTTCAGCTTCACAATGCACACACGGTTTAAACGTCCATCTATAACTGCACCTAACCAGTTTCTTTATAGTTTTGTTAAATACTTCTCCGTAACATCTCCTGCCATGATGCGCTGACATTTCACCAAACTCTGTTTCTAATCTTATCCCCTCCAAGTCTATAAAATAGCCATTAACATCAATATTATTATTTGCCTCATTGATTACTGGTGCAAATTCATTATGTGCCTTGCACTCTGGACATTGTGCTTTTATAGCTTCACCAGCAACATAATCTATTGATGCTTCTATCTCTGGATTAAAAATATCCCCATCAGGGCAATGGCGGTCTATGTTTTCTGCGTAATCTAGTATCAGACAATCATCTTTATTGTCGTCAATCCGCAAGCCTCTGCCTATTATTTGTTGCAACAGGCTAACGGACTCTGTAGCTCTTAAAATAGCTATCAAATCAACGTGTACACAGTCAAAACCTGTAGTTAAGACTGACACGTTGACTAAATATTTTAATTGCCTAGCTTTGAATTTTTGCAGTATTTGTTCTCGTTCCTTCTTTGGTGTTTTACCTGTAACTATACAAGATAATCCTGAAGGCAATGATTCTAAAACCTCGTGTGCATGTTGCACTGTAGCGGCAAAAATCATAATACCTTGACGATCTACTGCCTGTGACACAATATCGCCTACAATCGCACTGGTGAGCCTTCCTTGACCATGATAAGCCTTATCTACATCAGCTTTGGCAAAGTTACCCATGCTATTAAGTTGCATGTCCAACGTATCATAATGACCAGAATTAATTGCGCCAATAATAGGTTGGGTTAAGTATCCTTGCTGGATTAGATCACGAGCGTAAACGGTAAACACTCTGGCGTTAAAATAAGGTTTCTTGGCTTTATTTTCCCCATGTGCATTGCCATGCTCATCCATCCTATATATATAACCATCCCCAAGACGATATGGAGTAGCTGAAAGACCTATTACACGCAGATTAGGATTATGCTGAACCAACGATTCAATGATACTTTTGACGGTTGGTGTGATACGATGTGCTTCATCCAGTACAACCGCACAAAATTTAGCTCCAAAACGATGAATCTTATTTTTAACGCTAACAGGCGTGCCAAAAACTACTGGATGTTTTAAACACGTTTCCCCAACGCTGGCACTAAACAAGCTACATTCATTGCCAGTATCACGGTACTTTTCTGCGTTCTGCTCCAGTAACTCTTTTGATGGTACAAGACACAATATGTGTTTGCCACCACTAACCTTATGCAATGTATTAGCTATTGCTGCCACAATTAAAGACTTGCCACTCCCTGTTGGCAATTCTAAAACACATGGGCTGGTACATTTCTTTATCCAATCTATAGCTGCATCATGCGCTTGGGATTGGTATGGGCGCAGTTTCATGCTTCAATGCCAGCTGTTTTTTGTTTTTTTAACTGCAAGTATTTTCCATATGCTTCACTTTTTGGCTGAGTTAAACCAAGTCCTTTGCACCAATGATCATTTCTTAATAAAACTTTACATAATCTTCTATATGATGGTGCCCATTGTTTATCTTCAAGAGTTTTTGGAGCAAAATCAGGTATTTCATTATATCCTCTTGATTTCCAGCCTTTAATAAAAACTCTAAATCGCTTTATATAATGATCTCTATTTTTTTTAGGCAAAGACTTTAATAATAAATTACAAAAACTTTTCCAAGTATGATTTTCAGGCTTAGAAATCTTGTTGCTTCCAGTTATATTTCCAGATTCTTGAACATATAAAGCTCCTGAATTAGCTCCATTTACTCTAGCTATTAACTTAAACCAAGTTTCAGGTTCAAGAATGTGGTACAGCCATAATCCTTTTTTTTGATCATCTCCATAAGGCTGACAAAGTCTTTGCTGACTTATTGGAACACCAGCTTTATGCATAAAATCATATATTTTATTATTAGGTAAATCTTTAAACTTAGAATGAAACCTCCATATATCTTCTGTTTTCCAATCATAAATTGGATAAATATTAAACAAATTATCGCCAATATAAGTTGTATATCTATTGTTTCCATGCATTTTTTTATCAAATACAGCAACAGTTCTATATCTATTTAAACTTTCATCTGCTCTTATTCCAATTAAACCAGCGCATGTTTTACCTTGTGCATACCATAATCCAAATAAAACAGTTAATTCTTCAAATTCCATATTTGGCTGATAAAATGGATAATCTTCACATTTAGCAGCAAGTTTTGGCTTTTTCCTTACCCATATATCTTTTTTTTCTTCATCCCATGCTGTCCATCTTGGCTCAAAAACAGTTACTGCATTTCTTAACAATAATGGAAAACACAACCAATGAAGATCAATATTATCTTTATACATATCAATCATTTCTTCTATATGCTCAATAGTAGATTTATACTGAGCTTCAAGATCAATAATTAATATTCCTACTTTTTTATTTCTTTTTTTTGCTTCCATCATTGTTAAATGGAACATAACGCTGCTATCTTTTCCTCCTGAAAAAGACAAATAAACTTTTTCAAAATTATCAAAAGAATAATTTATTCTTTGTTGAGCTGCTTCAAAAACATTAATTCCTAGTAATCTTTTCATTAGTATAAATTTGCTTCTGTTTTAGATTGCGCTTGGTCAAGAGATAATTCATCTTCACCACGTTTTTTTAACCATTTATTTAAAAATTTTAATGCACATATATTTGCTAACTTTTGTTGTTCCTCTGATAACAAATAAAATCCTCCGCAAAATTTTGATGGTATTCCAGTTGCATAACACGCTGATGCTTGACCAAGCCATGCAATTCTATTCATTTTTTCATTTGATAAATAATGTTCACATGAGTTTTTCCATTCCAATAATATTGATTGCATTGCTGCTTCAAACATTGGAATATCACTTAAAAATTCAGCATATTTTTTTTTGCAATCATCATCTGATAATGATTTGTCTTTAGATTTGTTTTCATAAAACCCAGCTGGATAGCACTCCCACTTATCCCAAGTATAATAAATTCTATTCATCTTCTAATCCTTCAAAATCATTATCATCATCAAAAACAACGTCCCATGCCTCTGAAAAATCTTCATCTAAAAACATTTCAGCCAATCCGCTTATTTGTTTTAATCTTAAAACTTCATCAGAATCCATGCCAAGATTTTTAGCTATTTTTTCATCAGACCAATTTCTTTTACTAAGCTCAATAACAATATCAGACATAGATTCAACTTTATGTTTTCCTCTTGCTCTGTTATGCCTAATAGTTGATGCCATTCTGTCTGTTTTATTTTTTTGATTTTCTCTTATTTGAACAATAGGAAGATATCCAAGTATTTTTTCTTGTATGTCTTTACATTCTTTTCCAACTCTATGTCTATGAAAACCATCAATAACTTCATATTTTTCACTTTTATCAGGCATAGAAACTATAGGTTGTGTATATCCATCTTCTGAAATAGACAATCTAAGCAACTCCATTTCTGGAGGAGCAACACTATTTGGGTTGTAATCATTTTGATATACACTTTCATTTTTAACCCATTTAACAAAATCAACTGGCTCATTTTTAAAAGGGCTTATTAAATGTATTTTTTCTCTAACTTCATTTATTGCAATTATTTTTTTTTCTAAATCAAGTTCATCTATATTTTTTATTAATAATTCAATTAATTTATTCACGACAACCTCCAATAACTGCTAGGAGGTGATTGATATTTAGTAAGGTCAGCATCAGGCATTAGTTCTTTTATGGCTTTAGCGTACGATATAGAACCATCACGGTGTACTTGTGTTAACTTGTGTCCAGCAATCTCACTATCTTTACCGCCAGCAAGGGTAACAATCTCAGCTAATATATCTTTGCGTGTTGCCTCCAGCTTCTTAATTTCTTCTGTTGCTGCAAGATATAACTCCAGCATAGCTTCACATTGCAACTGTTGGCGTTTATCTTCAAGATACTTTATACAAGCTGGTGCTTCACGCTCCACAAGATACTTATCATAAAATGCTCGTAGTTCCGGTAAGTATTTATCAATAGCTAGTGGATTAAACCTAACTGTTTCTAACATCTCCCCATGCGCAGACCATTGGTAAAAATGACACCATTCCCTGCCAGTTACCAGCAACTGGATTTGTATTTGCATCCAGTAATGCGTTTGGTAGTCTATAGACTTAAACTCTGGTGGAAATTTATCACGCTGACCATACGGGCATTTAACTTCCAATAATCCATCATCATTAATCAAGCCGTCTGGTGATGCTCCAAGCCATTCTTCATAAAGACTAAACCCAGTTGGTATAACTACATTATCAGTTTTTTGCACATAATCCATTATTGCTAATGATTCATGGTATGTGCCATAGTCAGTAGCCACATTTCCTTTAAATTCAGATGGATAACCATGATATTGACGTACCATGTTGCGCATAACGTCTTCTGGTTTCATAAATGGTGACTTACCTAGTATTGCACCAACACTTGAGCCTGTTACACGGTTTTTCCTAGCAGTAAACCATTCTTCTGTACGTTGCTCCATTATTATTACTCCTTATTTTTGTTAAAAATAGAAAGCAAAACTTCATCATTCTTCCATTTTTCAGTATTAAGCAAAAGATTTGCAATATATTGAATGTCTTTCTGAACTGAAGAAACTGGTTTTTCTCTTTGTCTTCCAATTTGCAAGCCTGTTACTTCCTTGATACGTTGAATATTTGCCACAGTAACGTTATAACCAAATATGTCAGTCATAGCATTTGCTATAATCTTATATTCTAAATCTGTGTATAACTCTATATTTGCTTCAATGTTTTTTGAAATTTCCCAAACTTGTTTCTGGGTTAATCTGTTTAACGTGGTCATTTTATTTACCTTATATTTATAGTTAATTTATGCACATCCTTGTGCATGGGGTTATTTACCAGGGTACGTCAGCGTGTAGACCATCATCAACTACAACTGGTGTTTCTGTTGTAGTAACAGCGCCCTTACGAGGTGCTACAGAAACAACCCAGTTGCCTGTACGGTCATTTAATTCCCAAGTCATTACTTTTATTAACATTGGTTTATGTAGTAATGCTTTAGCCATTGCCGTATCGTTTGGAGATTCATCAGACTGGACTAACTTACCGCCACAGTTTGCATCAATAGCGGCAAGCATTTTTTTGGATTTGTCTGCTTTCTTTGTATCAACATCAAAAACCCTAACCTTTTGAAAGATTTTACGTCCTTTATAGATAGCTGGTTCTGCTATTACCCAGCGCAGTGAGATATATTCATCACCTTGATACTCAGCAAGACCAGCCTCATCAATCATTGCAAGACAAGTTGTATTGTCTGGTATGTTTTCAATATTTCCGCCACCGGAAGTAAATTCTCCATTGGAGGTAATTGTAGCGTTATCGCTTGTAGTCCAAAAATTTGCCATTGTTGTTAAGCTCCTATGCTTGGAATTAAATTAATTAAAGGGTTTGTTCCGTTTACAACTAATAAGTCATCACTAATTCCATAGCGGTTCTTACTAACATTTGCAGCGGAGGCGTATGTTACCAGTATTCGTGTGCCATCGCTTATTGCTTTTTTACGATCCCCATCACCAAAGGTATGAGTTTCTAATTTTAAGTAACCAACCAAATCAACATTGTCTGTATAATGCGAAACGCTTTTCTTCTGCATTCTAATGTTATAGCGTGTGTATGGGTCTTGGTCTGGTAGCTCTATTGTTTCTGTTTCGCTGTGCGCTATAAAAACAATGTTCATTCCATTGTATTCATTTAAGATACCAGCGGCCTTACGAACCCTTCCATGATAAGAACTTAATGCCTGAAAACCAGCTCCATAACCACCTAATGCTTGTGCTATGGTGCGTGGTTTTTTTGGATCAGTATCGACAATGTGATTTGTAAATAAATTATCAAGTTGAGTAATGCTATCAATAACCAATGTTTTATAATCATGTTCATCTTTTATAAGAGCTGTTAATTGCTCCCATAATTGCTCAACAGTATTAAGTATTGGAAAAGCATCAGGTCTTGATGATGCAGGTATTGCTTGCAAGCCATCTTCAGCACGAATGAAGATAGGTTTAGGAAAGGTGGCGGCTAAACTGGTTTTACCCAATCCTGCATCACCTGTTAATGTGCAAATAATCGGACGATCATTTGGCTTTGCTATAGAGCTTAATATGCTCATCTTTACTACTCCTTCATTGAGGGTTAAAAATCTTTTTCTTTATTCCGTTGCATATATTACCGATTTAAATTAGAATTGCAACACCTTAATAAAAATAAATAGGAAATAAAAATGCTGACAATTGAACAAATACAAAACAAGTTAGTTTTCATGAACTTAAAAGCCGTCAGTAATGCTACTGACATTGGTTATAATTTATTGTGGAAAATTGCTAACAATAAAATGATAAACATTCCACATTTAGCTGTTGTTACTCTTAGTAAGTTTCTGGAGGACTTTTAGTGTTACTTGAGTTGTGTGATGCAATTAGGGCAGTTGGTTATGAACCTCCTCCTAATATAGCTGTTGGCAAGGTTACAAGATTCTCCACCAATGGTAAGCGCAACGACAGGTCAGGTTGGGTTCATGTATTTGATGATGCACATGGCGCTGTGTTTGGTTGCTGGCGTAGTGGTGAGCAACATCAATGGCATGAAAAACGTGATTATGTTCCTGATATTCATGAACAGGAGGCGATGCGCCAACAGTTTGAAGAGGCTAAACGTAAGGCAATTGCGGAACGTGACGCAGCGTATGCTGTAGCGGCAAAAGAAGCGCAAATATTATTTGATAATGCAGTTCCAGTTATAAGCCATGATTACCTCACCAACAAGGGAATACATCCAAACATGGCCCGTATGTTTGGCGGCAAACTTATCATACCTGTTTATGGCGCAGATGGAGAAATTCAGTCTGTTCAGTCAATATTTAGCGATGGCGCAAAAAGGTTTCACTCTGGCGGTAAGATGCTTGGTGGTCATTGTTGGATTGGTGATCCTAGTCAATCTGAAACTTTATTGATAGCAGAAGGGTTTGCAACTGCTGATAGTTTATTCCAAGCAACAAAGCTTGCTGTATGCATAGCATTTAATGCTGGAAACCTTAAGCCTGTTACACAAATGATAGCAAGCCAGTATATTGGCAAGAAGATTGTTATCTGTGCAGATAATGATAGTTCTGGTGTTGGCATAAGCAAGGCAAAAGAATGTGGTGTTGATATTGTACTGCCCACCATCAATGGCGATTTTAACGATATGATGTCAGAGTTAGGCATTGATGCGGTTAAGGAAGTTGTTTTTGGAAAGGTAAAGCCAGAAGAGTTATTTGTCACCATTGAAGATATGATGGCAAGCATTAGCAAACCTGATTGGCTAATTAAAGGCATACTTGAGCGTGGTAGCATGAATCTTCTTTTCGGGGAGTCTGGCGCTGGTAAAAGTTTATTTGCAATGAACTGGGCGTTTTGCGCTGGTAATGGTGATGATTGGTATGGGCATAAGGTAAAAAAAGAGTTAAAAACATTAATCATCATGGGTGAGGGTTTGCGTGGTGCTTCTATGCGGTTTAAAGCTTTATCTCAAAAGTACGGTAAATCTCCAAAGAATATAAGGTTAAGCAGAAGATCAATAAATTTACTTGATAATAGTGCTGCTGATGAAATTATAAAAATAGTCACAGAATTAGATTTTATACCTGACATTATTATTATTGATACACTGCACAGGAATATGGTTGGTGATGAGAACTCTAGTGAAGATATGGCCTTATACTTTAAGTCTATTGAATTACTTGCCAGACGTTTAGATGCGGCTATTGTTACTGTTCACCATAGTGGTCATGGTGATAAAGGAAGGAGTCGTGGAAGTAGCTCTATAAAAGCAGCAATGGACGCAGAGTTTTGTGTTACCAAGAATGGCGATGGCATTACTTTTTCATGCACCAAGTCTAAAGATTTTGGTTTTGGCGCTGATATGAGTTTTGCTATTCATGAAGTTGAACTTGATGGGGATGTCTTTTATGATGCAGATGATGATAAACAAGTTACCAGTGTTTATTTAGAATATCAGGGTGTTGCAAAGGACAAGAAGGCATTGGCTACAAATGACCAAAAAGGGTTAGATTCACTTATACATTGTATGGAAATACATGGTAAATCTGGCAATGTATTGAAGCCTAATGGAGATGCACAACTTTCTGTACATTATAGAGATTGGCAACCCTTTGCAAAAGAAATATACAAGGGAAGTAATGCTTCACAGTACTTTACAAATGCAAGAAATAGTCTTTTAAAACAAAAGCTTATAGGAAATCAAGGGGATTTTTGGTGGCTAATATAATTTATACATACATACGTTATACATCGTTGTATAACATGTATGTATTTTGGGTCTTATTTATACATACAATACATCCCCCCTATAGGGGATGTATATTGTATAAAACCTTGTATATAAATTTGTATGGATGAATTATTAGATTTTATAAAGGACATTGAAAAAGAGTTTGGAGAAGTAAAAGCAAAAGCAATTAGGGTTGATGGTAAAGTTGTTTTACATGAAGGTAATTTTCAACAGAAAAAAAAGGATTTAAGGGTATGATAAGAAGACAGGTAACAAAGTTATGGTTATTGCCTTTTGTGTTATTAGTTTATGTGGGAATTTTTGTGGTTGGTTTTTTTAGGATGATGTTTAGATGAGTGATGAAGAGTATTTTTATGACATGTGCGATAAGATGAATAAAATGCCAACAGAAGCGCAGTTAGATGAGTTTTTAAGAGAATTAAAGCATACCATTAGGGTAAAAGCATTTGTCATCGCTATGAGGCTGTAATGAATATTAAATACAATTGTTATTATAAAGATGTGCGGCATCTTGACGGCATTGACGTTTATAGGGTGTTGGAATTGTTTAATGTAACAGACCCTTGTTTGCAACATGCAATTAAAAAGTTATTATGCGCAGGTAAAAGAGGTGCAAAAGATGAAGAGCGAGATGTGGAAGAAGCAATTGATACTTTGGGTCGTTATCAGGATATGAAGGTTGAGGAAGAATTGCGTGAAGATGCCACCAATTAATTTATTTAGCTTTCCAAAACAGACAAAGATTTGTAAGCATAAGTACCAGGCAACTTATGTTTCATGGCGAAAGAAAGTTTGTATTGATTGCAATGAGGAGTTTCCATTGTATGATCTAAAGATTGAACACCAAAGATGAAGAAACCAAAGATTAAGTGGGCTGGAAACTATTGGAAGTGCTATAGTGTTGACAGGGTTGCCTATGGTGAAACACCAAAGGTGGCATGGGTTAATTGGAATAGTCAATATTTTTAATATTCGCAAAGTAGGTTTATCTATGGAAGATAACGTAGAAAAGAATAGGGCAGGTAATAGGGGTCTTGGAAGGGTAAAAGGAACTCCAAATAAGGCAACTGCACAAGCAAGAGAAGCTATTGCAGACTTTGTTGATGGAAATGCGCACAGGTTAACCGGATGGCTTGACCAGGTGGCGGAAACAAATCCGGAAAGGGCCTTTCAATTGTTCCAGAGTGTAATTGAGTATCATGTTCCAAAGCTTGCAAGGAGTGATACAACTGTTACTGGTGCAGATGGTGGGCCTCTTGTGCATAGGATAGAAGTTTCTTATGGCGACGATTAAGGCAAAGTTTCCACCAAGCTTAAAGGATATTTTTAAACCAAGACGTTATAAGGTTATCTATGGTGGTCGAGGCTCTGGCAAATCTTGGAGCTGTGCAAGGGCTTTGATAATAAAGGCTGTTAATGAGCCAATAAGGGTGTTGTGCGCTCGTGAAACGCAAAAGTCTATACAAGAGTCGGTTCATAAACTTTTGAAGGATCAGATAGAAATTCTTAACCTGCAGCACATGTTCACGGTTCTTGAAACAAAGATAGTTGGCATCAATGGTTCTGAGTTTAGTTTTGCAGGTATTCGGCAACAAGGCATTACTAACCTAAAATCATTTGAGGGTGTTGATATTTGTTGGGTTGAGGAAGCGCAGGTTTGCACAAAGAAATCATGGGATGTTTTAATACCTACGATTAGAAAGCCTGGCAGTGAAATATGGATTACATTTAATCCAGAGCTGGACACTGATGAAACGTATAAACGGTTTGTATTGTCAGATAACGATGAGGCAACTGTTATAAAGTGCAACTACTCTGATAACCCGTGGTTTCCTGATGAGCTAGAGAAGGAACGTGTTAACTGGTTAAGGCGTGACCCTGAAGGATACAAGACAGTTTGGGAAGGTGAGTGCAGACCTGCTGTTGAGGGTGCAATATATGCACAAGAATTAACTCGTATGCAGCTGGAGAAAAGACTAGGAAAAGCTCCATACGATCCATTGCTTAAGGTGCATACTGTATGGGATTTAGGGTGGAATGATTCCATGTCTATAGGATTTGTGCAGCGATCTGGTTCTGGAGAGATAAGGATTATTGATTATATTGAGGACAGCCACAGGACATTGGATAGCTATGTTGATGAGCTAAAGAGCAAAGGGTTTAATTGGGGAACTGATTTTATACCACACGATGGGCGTAATAAAGATTTTAAATCAGGTAAGTCAACAGAAGAAATATTGCAAGCAATGGGCCGAACGGTTATTGTATTAGGCAGAAATGACATTGAAGAAGGCATCAGGGCTTCAAGGATGATGTTTAGCAGGGTCTGGGTTGATGAGAAGGCACAAGATATAGTCAACAGGTTAAAACGCTATAGAAGGACGCAGAACCAGTCAACTGGTGAGTTTGGCGCTCCATTGCATGATGAGAGTAGTCATGGCGCTGATTGTTTCCGGTATATTGCAATGGCAGAGCAACAAATGAACAACGAAACATGGGGTGGAAAGCTAAAATATCCAAGTTTAGGTTATAATTAAGCATAAACATATAAAAGGCTGATTAAAATGGCAATAATGACAGACGATGAACTCAAGGCAATAACCGATCAAGAGATTAAACAATCACTTGGTTATGGCTCTGGAGAGATTAGCGACCAGAGGATGAGGGCGCTAGATTATTACATGGCAAAGCCTATCCGTGACCTTGCTCCACCTGCAATTGATGGGCGCTCTAGTGTTGTATCAACAGATGTTCTTGATACGGTGGAATGGATGTTGCCATCGTTGTTAAAGATGTTTGTTGGAACGGATAAGACGGTAGAGTTTGAGGCAAAAGCAGAAGAGTATGAAGAACAGGCTAGATGCGCTACTGCTTACATAAATGATTATGTACTGCGTGTGCAGAACAATGCTTTTACGATATTTCATACATGGTTTAAAGATGCACTGCTTAGTAAGGTAGGGGTGTTAAAAATATGGTGGGATACTATTGATGAGGAAGCAAGGGAAGACTATAACGGTCTTGATGAGATTGAACTTGCAATGCTGCTTAGTGATACAAGCGTAGAACCAATAGAGAACTCAACGTTTATTGATAACGATACTGGTGCGATGTTATACAACGTTGCTGTTAAACGTAAGAAGACCAAAGGTTTCACAAGAATTGAGAATGTTCCACCAGAAGAGTTCTTGATTAGTAGACGTGCAAAGAATATAGAAGATGCAGACTTTGTAGCACATAGGTTTGAGCGTACTATTGGCGAACTAAAATCAGCAGGATATAAGAACGTTGATGAGTTATCTAGTGATGAGCTGGATGGGGCGTACCAACAAGAGCGTGTTGAACGTAGGACATTCTACGATGATATGCCTTATGCTGATGGTGGTAATCGTTCTGATACATCTGACAAGAGTAGTCGGGTAGTCTGGGTAACAGAATGCTATATGAAGGTAGATGTTGATGGTGATGGCATACCAGAGTGGCGCAAGATTACACGTTGCGGAAATAGTTTATTGGATAACATTGAGTGTGATGGCAATCCATTTGTAACTATTACGCCGATTCCTATGCCGCACCAATTCTTTGGACTATCTGTTGCCGATCTAGCGATGGAATCACAAAGAACAAAGACCAGCTTGATGCGTGCAATGATTGATAATCTATACTTATCGGTTAATGGTCGTTCATGGGCGCTTGAGGGTCAGGTCAACATGGATGATCTATTAACATCAAGACCTGGTGGTATTGTTCGTGTAAAAACTCCTAATGCGGTTGGTGCATTGCAGTCTGGTAATGGTGATATGGCTGGCGCTACAAATCTTCTTGAGATTGTAGAACAGGCAAAAGAAAATAGAACCGGATTCACTAGGGCTAGTCAAGGAACTAATCCTGATGCATTAAACCAGACAGCTACAGGCATGAACATCATAACCAATCGTGCAGATATGCGGATTGAGTTGATAGCTAGAAACTTTGCTGAAACTGGTGTAAGAAACTTATTCTTAAAGGTATTAGAACTTGTTAGCAAATACCAAGATAATGTTGAGCGTATAAAATCAAGTCATGGTAAATGGATTGATATTGATCCAA